TAGAATATTAGTGCCATCAGAGATGACTGAAGAAGAAGCTACGTCCCTCCCAGAGCTCTTTTGTGATGAGAGGGAATGGCCTCTTTTTGAGGAGTCTATTCGTAAAAGGTATCGTCCCTCCTTTGTATCGAGGTCCGATATTGATGTGCAATGGGTGTCTAATCACATGAATCGTGATTGGGCTGGTTTTTGTTCGGATGGTATTCTCACCGAAACATATGATAGGACTTTTTATAGATCCGATCATCTTTGGGTCGGCGTTCAAGCCGGCAATTCTCAGGTCCTTACTCTCAAGGATCTGAGCTTCCTTCTTAGGCCTCCTTCTACTGGGTGTTCTTGGACTGTCAAGGACACCATGAAATGCGGCGCCAAACTGGTTAGGTTTCATCCTGGGCCAGGTGCGGTGCATTCAATGACACTTCCCTTTGTGAGTGAGACGAAAATTTTGATACCTATGCAAGTGAGGGGTATTTTGACACCTACTACGGTTGTTGAATTGTCCTCTCATTCTGGTCTCGAAACTCTTTTATCTTATTTAGGGTTTGTGGAGTATAAGGAAAAAGAGATGTTGGGTTATGTCCATGAGACCATATCCCTTTTTGGTGTTAATCGTATGGGTAGGATGAGGGTATCTTCGGCCACCACAATGACTTTACAATCGGAAATGTCTAACCTCTTCTCAGAGGATAAGCATTTAAAATTGGTGGCCATCCATGACAAGAAGCTTTATGATAAAATATTCGTTGACACTTATGTTCATGCTTTTCAACGAGCAGCCGCCATTCGTGACCAGACTACTACCTTCGCACGGTCTATGTCTAGTCAAATAGCGCGCGCAGAGCGCAATATGCTTAATTATAATGTGCCTATAAATATGATAATGCAGCAGTTTTCTTCACCTGTCACAATGAGTCAAGCCTTAGCTTCGGTCCTCTCGTTCGGATGGTTGCTAGGGATTCCGTTGACGACAATTATAAGTTATATTCCTACTATTATCGAGGCAGCGAGCGTTCCTACTCTCTTAATTCAGGTATATCTGCGTGCGCAGGAAGATGTTGCTATGGGAAGGTCTTTGAGTGTGAGCCTAATTGATAACGGGAAAAAGAAGGCATTTAGTGCTCTCTTAGGATTGTATGCTTGGTGGGTAGCCAAAACTTGCGGGAATGCCATGTTAGAAGGCGATGCTGCAGTTCTTTTGGGACTGACGACTGCCTTTCCTACTAGATTGGCTATTACTGGTCTAGGGCTTTCCGCCTCTTGTTTTGGGATAGACTACACGTCCAGCTGGCTTAAGAGTGGGTATCGTAAGCTGAAGTCTTCATTATTCGGAGGTTATTGGTTGGAGGATTCGGAAAACATAATGCAGGCCTTTAGAGAATGTGTGGCAGATTCTCGCGTTATGTATCCGTATTCTGAGTCGCTGGGTAGGTTAGTTATAGGTGCGGGTCCTACAGGAACTCGCCTTTTAAAACGTGTCGATTGGACTATTGAGGAAATTAAAATGCGTCCAGGATTGGTCATTACCAATAGACAAACAGGTGCTGCTGTGTGGCCCAAGACTGATGGATCTCCCATTGATTTTGGGTTCACCGATAAGGAGAAATGTCCCCAGTATTTCTATATACACTGGGGATTTGGTTTCCCCTTTTGCGTTCCTGGGAAGTCATCTTCTACCACTATAGGCATGTTATCTAGAGTCTGCGCTTCCCCTCCGTTAGACTCTAGTGTGCAAGCTCAAAGGTGGGAGGATATGATATTCCGTTCTGAAGTGGCAATGGTTCCTAAGGAAGCTAGTCCAACAAGGGAATTTTCCGAAGATGAGTGGAGGCTCTGGATATCTTCCAAGACCGATACTCGAAAACGGCATATGTATTTGGCTGAGTTAGAACGTATGTTAGGTGATTGGGACGCAGCTTTCAAGAACGGTCCACGATGCCGGCCCACGTTCATGACCAAATTCGACGAATTGCTACCGCATTCGAAGGTTGCTCCTCGCTCCATATTTAATATGGGTGCACAGAGCGCCGTTTATTTTGGTCCTTGGATTGAGTCAGCAACCAAGATTTTGAAGGATCTCTGGTGTCCAGGTGCGCTAGGTTATTCTTATGCACATCCTAAATCACCAGAGCTTTTGTTTTATCCGGTCTGGATGGCCGGTAGAACAGTCTCGTCACTTAATTTATGGGCCGACACCGTCCAAACTTTGGCGTTGGGCACATGTAGCGCAATGGCAGCTGGTGATGATCTTTATATTGCTATGCACCTCCCTAGCGGGTATTATTTTGTGGAGTGTGATGCTAAGAGATTTGATCAATCTCAGTCTTTTAAGCAATACGAGGATGAGCGGTTATCAGGGCCGTTGAGTGTGCCTATAAGTTATTTGGTCCATCTAGGAGTTCCCTTAGCAGTTGGTGATCAGCTGCTTGCGTCTTATTTGAAGACAGTTCACTTGTCCGTAGAAGAGGAGTCTGAGAATTTATCTTTTCAGATGCGTGATTGCCCCATGCTCCCTACAGGGAGCGCGGCCACCACTTGGAGCAATACTATTGTTTCCTTGGTAGCTGTTCAACGATGGTTTCTAGTTGAATTTAGGAACCTCATGGAGTATACAGAGTCACCTGACATTTCGTCATCCTTGTCTGCAAGTTTCGTGAAGTCCATGTCACATTTAGGGTTCGAGGCTAAGGCGAAGGTTCATCGCGTTATTACGCAAGGCACTTTCCTTAAAGGTTCTTTTCTCTCTACGATTTATGTAGAAGGCGGGCATACGCGCAGTGGCTTGTATTGGGCTAGATTGCCCGGTACTTACTTAAAGTTTGGTTATAGCAAGCAAGCTTTGGGTAATATGGTGGCCTATAATGGGCTTCCAGAGCTTCAGCGCGCTCCCCGGTTTCTAAGTGATGTTGCGGCAGGTTATCGACGTGAATTGCCCAATTTGATTTGTAGAGCTTTGGTCCGCCGATTTTATTTGGCCAATGAAGAGCAACTTATGGATCACACCAATAAATACCATTCTCGAACAGAAGAGTTGGTGGAGTTCCTAAGCGTAGATTTTGCGCCTTTGCTGGTACGATATAATACCACTCTAGGAGAATTCGAGCTCTTAGAAAAGCTTATATCAATTTCGGACTACGGACAATTGGTCTGTTCTCCTCTTTTGAAATCATTATCTGAGGATTTCTAATCTATATTTTCGAGTGCCTGACTCGTTAAACTCTGGATATTAGCGAAGAATCGCAGAGGGGTTATATATTATCTGTTAAAAATTTCATTTTCTAACACATTTTCTTTATGCCTAAAGGCAATCACCGTAAATCGAAGTCTAAGAAAAACCGTATTGTTGGGTCCGGCAAATTCACTCTTAAGAATGCTGGCCGCTCTCTCGTCAAGGGCGCTAAAATAGCCAACAGGGTAGCCTCAACAGGTGCCTTCGGTCCCCAAGCCCAAACCTTATCGCGTATGATAACTGGACTTTCATCAAAACTTAAGGGCTCGGGTGCTTATTCTTCGGTTCCTGTAAATTGTAATTCTTTGTTTCCACACTCTTCCACCCAGGCTCCACCTTCATTTTCTTCTTCTACTACTGGGTGTGTCACAATGGTACATCGCGAGTATATTGGCGATTTATATTCTGGTACTGGATCTCCATCTAATTATACAGCTACAACTTTTTCTATTAACCCTGGATTGGATGCTACCTTCCCCTTTTTGTCTCAGATTGCTCAAAACTTTGATTCTTACAAGTTTCTCGGTTTGGTATTTGAGTTTAAAACAACTAGCGGTATGGTTAGTGGTTCAAATCAGTCGTTGGGAACAGTTGCTTTAGCTTGTCAGTACAACGTTTATGATCCCCCCTTCATCAATAAATTTCAGTTAGAGAATTATGAAGGCGCTATTTCGTGTGCCCCTTATGAAAATGCCATTCTAGGTGTGGAATGTAAACCATCTCTTTTAGTCGCTGAACACTTGTATACCAGAATTGGCGCTATTCAATCTGGGACTGATCAACGCCTTTATGATGTTGGCACTGTTACGGTGGCCACACAAGGTGTTCAATCTGCCTCTTCCAATTTGGGAGAATTATGGGTTTCCTATCATGTTGAGCTCTATCAACCGAAGTTGTTCGCAACTTTGGGTTTGGGCGCTACTTTCTTCTCTGCCAATTGTACGACTGGTCCTACAGGGGCCTTACCTTTCTTAGGTATGGCCACGGACCCGTCCTCCACTCTTGGAATTACTCTGACGAATAACACGATTTTCTTTCCTTTAACTGCTCCTGATGGAATCTACCAGTGTACATATATTGCAACCGGAGCTACAACATCTTTAACCGCCTTTACTTATGGGTATACTAACATTACTCAATGGGTGGATCCTCGCTCTGCTGGATCCGGTAATCTCGGCAATAGTGTCACTGCTTCTGAGACTATTTCAGTTCTTTATGTTCAGCTTGAGACTTTTGGTAAGGGCCTTCAGGGCTCGGTTCAATTCAATTCGGGAGCTATCCCCACATCCATCTCTCACGCCTTAATCAGCGTCATTCAGCTCCCTTATGATCTCTAACTTCATTTTACATGTACATACAACCAACAACAAAAACAAAAACAACAAATACAAAAACTTACAAAACAAACAAACATCTATGTCCCCCCCCTCGAGTTTATGAGATTTCTTCAAATCTCTACGTGAATCGTAATCTTCGGTTTATCAGGTTTCCGCAAATCTGTGTGTGAATCACTATCTTCGGTTATGTAATTTCCGTAAATTGCAGCTTGTAGAGGCTTTTCTATTGCCCCGTGAGGGGCCTTGGGTACGTGGGGCCCTGTGAAAACCATGAGCGTGTGGATTGGTCTGCAACCTAGTAATAGGTACGTCGGATCCCACACGTGGAACCACTCATCCAAAAGAGTGGCACTGAGGGCCCAACGCGACTGGGCTTAGG